CGTAAAGGATCTCTTTTTAATAATTAAATTGTTTACTTATAGGTTAACTGATTAAGGTTTTTTCTCCCACGGCTGATATGGTTTACCGGTCGCAGGGTTTATATCAGGGTTTACAGCATTTTCAACAGCAACTCCCTGAGTTGCTCCGGTGGCGGGAGTGGCGTTAATAGAGATATGTTTTTTGATTCTGTTTTGAGCTGAATATTCACCTTTTGCCGGTTGAACTGATATATCAAGTTTCATCGGGATCCCGTGCAATTGTGATGAATCCTGAATTTTAAGAATTCCACAAGCTACACAAATACTGTTAAGAGCTTTTTCAGCTATAGCCTGAGTTTGAGCATTAGAATGTTTAAGGTTAAGATTTTCAAAAACTTTACGCCCCTTGAACTGCCCTTCAACTATGCTGTATGTGAATTTTAAAAGCATACCCTGACCGGTGCTTGCCGGTTTATAGTCTGAACCTTCGATTACAGCTATGTATGTACCTTCAGGGACTATTCCAAAATCCTCTTCAAGTTCTGCAGGGTTAGCCTGATATCCGCCTAAATCCGCCATAATTATTTACCTTCCTTTTTTATTGTATTTTTTTCTTCTTTATATGGACCGGTTAAGATCCATTCCATGATATCCGAACAGGCGTTTATATCCACGTCAATATCAGTTAAGCCAAAACTGTTTCCAGAGATCATTGCAACAGACTCTCCCGCAAGGTGTAATTTACGGACGTTTGTTGTTGAAGCCTTGCCGGTCGATTTCAGTTGATTTCCGGTTTTGTTGACAAAAATTTCCTTATTATAAAAGGCTATAACGTCTGCCCATTCTTCAACAACAGATAAAGAGTTTTTGTCTATCTTCATAACATATTTATCATATTCATCCCCGTCCGGCGGGTTGACTTTGATAGTTTGAGCATGAGACACAAGAATAATATCCATACCCGCATCCCTTAAAACGTCGCAGTTATGGAGAAAAGATTTCCAGCCAGCAACAGCATGGTATTTTAAGCCTTTACTGAAAGCAGTTTCCTTGTTATGATCATCGGTCATACTCTTCCAGTTGTTTTTCTCGCAAAGATACTGATGAATAATCGGTTCCAACCAGTCAATTGTATCGAATATAACCCGCTTATAACGGTGGGTTTCATTCATTAAAGAGCTGAAAATATCATTCATTTCTGAATAATGTTTTATAACCGGTGTTTTATCGCAATCGATATGACCGACACGATCCTCAGTAGGGATCATTAAAGCATTTTTTGCAGATCCGGCAAGGGTGCTTTTTCCGAGTTTAGGCGGTCCATACAGGATCATTTTTCGGGCTTTTACTTGCGCCCCTTTTTGAATATCTTTTGATAGACTGAAAGCCATTGTAAACCTCTCTTTAAATTTTTTCTACCGTAATGGTAGTTTTGTTCTGTTTGATCTCGACACAGCTTGAAACTATAATGTAAATTTCAGGATTGTTTTCTTTTAACCATTCAAAACCGGTTTTATCCAGCTCGTATTTGATTTTTTCCGGACGTAAATTTTCAGGTACACTTTCCCTGATTTGAATATACCTGTCACTATCAAATTTTGTTGCGAAGTTATGTTTTACGATAACTTTGAATTTTGGTTCATTAAAGGTTTTTGATAATCCCTCACTAAAAGGATAAAGTTCTTCGATTTTTGCTTCAACTTCAAGTCTTTTAGCTTTTGCAACATCTTCAGCTTTAGAAAATTTAACGTGATCCGCCAGCAGTTTTTCTTTTTCCGCCTGATAGTCAACTTTTTCTTTCATATTAAACCCCGCCTTTATTGGAATGTTTTTTTTGAAACTGAATAAATCCTAAATCCAGAATCTCCCTATAAGCATCCTGATAATTCCGAATTCGATTATTATAGATACAATCATCGATTTCTTTTTTCCTTGCCGGTACAACATATATGGCAAGCTGGATTTTTTTTTCGTCGTTTTCTTCGGTCATTTTTCACCCCCTGAACAAAGATACACAGTAATAAACAATAAAATCACTTTATGTCGGATCATTATAACATGTCAACATTTTTTTATATTTTATGATATTTTTTTCTTGACGGGATTTATTCTATATAGAATAAATTGTTTAAAGGAGAAAAAGCATATGGCGAAAATTGATTATTCAGTATATGAAGACAAAACACTTGAAGCAATGAATAAAGCTCTCGAAGTTGTTCAATCTCTCGAAAAGCCACGGCATTATCTAGGTGCTTCAGAGATAGGACACGACTGTAACCGGTATTTATTCTATTCATTTAGAAATGCGTGGAAGAGATCTATACCGGTTTCAGGGATAAAGGCAATTCAGGACGGTTACGCACAAGAGGATATTACTATTGCACGTCTCAGGGCTTTACCATTTATTGAACTGGTAAACACCGACGGGACGTTCGATAAAGACGGTAAACCGAATCAAATCGGATTTAAGCTCTTACTGGATCACTTCAGGGGACATATTGACGGTATGATTAAAGGTATTGTTCAGGCTCCCTTGACATGGCACGTTTGGGAACATAAAGCCGTTAATACTAAAAAGTTTGATGAATTGAAAAAATATATATCAGATCCGGCGATAGGAGAAAAAAACGCTCTGGAAAAATGGGATTATACATATTATTGTCAAGCGCAGATATATATGCACTCTTTTCAGTTAGAAAGACATTATATAGTCGTTTCAACTCCTGGGGGACTGGATCATATAGGTTGCAGAACAGAATATAAAAGATCCGTTGCTGAAGGGCTTATCGCAAAGGCAAAAGAGATTATTTTTGATAACTGGTCAATTCCGGCAAAGATGTCTGACAAAAGAGAATTTTTCAAGTGCCAATGGTGTCATATGCAAAGTGTTTGCCACGACGGGTTTTTTCCGGACGTTCACTGTAAAACTTGCAGATATCGGGAACCGGTTGTAAATGGCGAGAATAAATGTCTTTTAAAAGATGTTATTATAGAAGAAACCTTATTAAATACAGGTTGTCCAGCGCATATTTACAATCCAGTTTTAATACCACAGGCAAAGTTAGTAGAACATCAGGACGACGGTTGCATAATGATCACAGATAAAGGATATAAGTTTGCAAATACAAGTTTGATAGGATTTCCGGACGTAAAAGGAGATCTGGACGGGATTTTTACCAGTATTGAATTAAAAGAAAAGATTCAGAACATTAATAACTTATCAATTGACGTTGTTAAGGTTCAAAAGGCTTTTAATGGTAAAATAGATGATAAATCTAAAGAAAATAAGCCGTGGGAACAAAATAGTAAAGTCTTAAGGGATCTATAAAATGAAATTTAAAATTATAGCGAATGAACAGACTCCGGCGGTATTTTATGATATATCGGTCGGGGATCTGATTAAAAATGATAAAAAGAAACTGATTAAGTTCTTATCTTTTGCCAGTCGTCAGCATGGTTGTGTCGGACTCGCTTCAAATCAAGTTAGTTGTGACGGGCAAAGAATAATGAATTGTTTTTTCGCTATCAAAGTCAACCATGTATGGGATTTAATTATTGATCCTGTAATTCTTGAATATCATGGCGAAAAATCAACAAAAGAAGAGGGTTGCTTAACATGGATCGGAAAGACTATAATCGCAGAACGATATCCGGAAATTGTTGTCAGGTACTTTAATATCAAAGGAGAAATAAAAAACAATACCTTAACCGGATATGAAGCGCAGATATGGCAACATGAATATAGTCACTTGAAGGGCAGAGAAGAAAAATTTAAGTAAATAAAAAACAGGAGATAAACAATGAAACAGGAAAGAGCTATCGAAATTGCAATTGAAGGTCACAATATTTTCTTAACAGGTAAAGCTGGAACCGGTAAAACCTACACGCTGAATAACATGATATCAGCGTTAAGAAAAAAGGGTAAAAATGTTGCAGTCACAGCAAGTACAGGAATTGCCAGCACTCACATTGACGGTAAAACAATTCATTCATGGGCGGGAATAGGTATAAAATCCGCACTAAATGAAGAGGATTTATACAAGTTGAAAAACAATAAATTCTCAAATAGTCGAATCAAAAGTGCTGATGTATTGATTATCGATGAAATATCGATGTTACATGATTACAGACTGGATCTGGTTGACGAAGTTTTAAGATTCATAAAATCTAATAATCAGCCGTTCGGTGGGATTCAAGTTATTCTGGTAGGTGATTTTTTCCAGTTGCCACCAGTTGAAAAAAACGGAAAAACAAATTACACCTTCAATTCTAAAATATGGGAAGTTGCAGACTTTAAAATATGCTATCTGGATAAAATATACAGACAGGCGAATGATACTGTTTTTGTCGATATCTTAAATGCGGTCAGAGAAAATGCAGTATCAGATAATCATAAAGAAGTCTTAAACTCTTTAAAGGTTAATGAATCATACAGGGATCTTGCAGTAAATCTATATTCAAAGAATATAGATGTTGATAAAGAGAATCATTTCAAGCTGGACTCTCTTGATACTGAAATGTTTGAGTTTGAGATCAGGACTTCAGGGAATGAAATTCAGGTTCAGAACATAATTAAAAATGCTTTAAATGAAAAACAAAAGATTTACCTGAAGGTTGGCGCACACGTTATGTTTAACGTCAATGACAGCAAAGGGCGTTTTGTCAATGGTACAATGGGTAAAGTTGTTGATTTCAATGAAGATAACGGATATCCGGTTGTAGAAATTTTTAAAACCGGAGACGAAATTACAGTTGAACGCCATGAGTATAAAGCAGAAGAGCAAGACGAGTTCGGGAAAGTAATAAAAACCGCTTCAGTCACTCAGTTTCCTTTAAGACTTGCATATGCTATAACGATCCATAAATCGCAGGGATGCACGTTTGATTATGTAAACCTTGATATGTCAGACGTTTTCGTATTGAATATGGGTTATGTTGCGTTGTCCAGAATAACCAGTCTCGAAGGGTTATGGTTGAAGGGTTATAATATGATTAGTCTTATGACTGATCAGGCAGTTATCCTAAAGGATCAGGAATTTAAAACAGCAAGTTCACTATTGGAATAAAATTTTTCGCTCACCATTAATTTTTTGTTGACGTGAAAATTTGAACAGTTTAAAAACATATCAGCTTGACGAGACAGATAAAAGACCTTGACCGGTTATCCGTTTCGTCAAGAAACTTCAGGGGTTTATTTCCAGAGTCAGGTCAAGGCGTTATTGAAAAATAGCGGGACTCCGGAGGTAAACCCCTTTTTAATGAAAAAGGAAAGTCATTATGCTTCAGTTAAGATATTATCAAAATGATGCAATAGAATATTTTTTCGATTATACCGCAACAAATTGGGGTAAAAATCCGCTGGTAGTAATACCTACAGCGGGGGGAAAATCTATCGTTCAAGCGTCAATTATTCAGCGTATTATATCCGCACCGCAGACACGGGTTTTATTACTCACTCACCAGCAAGAGTTAATAAAGCAGAACTATATCGAATTCACAGAGTTAATGAATGATAGATTGCTGGACGTTGGTATTTATTCCGCAGGGTTAAAATTAAGAGATACAAGAAATAGGATTATTTTTGCAGGGATCCAGTCGGTATATAAGAAAGCGTGGGAACTTGGTTTTTTTGACGTTATACTTATAGATGAAGCCCACCTTGTACCGCATAAATCAGAAGGTATGTATCGGACTTTTTTAGATGAAATGAAAAAAGTAAATAAAAATGTTATTATCGGCGGATTCACAGCGACAGCGTATAGACTTAAAGGCGGTATGCTGACAGAGGGGGACGGTCATTTATATAATGATATCTGTTATGAAGTCACCATCCCTGAACTGGTAAACCCGAATCATGCAAAAAACAGGGATAAAGTTCAATATTTATGTGAATTGATATCTCCCGAAAAGGCTATGAAAAGCAAAGTGGATCTATCAAAGGTTCATATTTTTGCGGGTGAATATAACCTGAATGAAATGGAAAAGGCGTTTAATGCAGATGATTTAGTTGAACGATCCGTCAAAGAGATCCTTGAATATTCCGCTGAACGTAAAAAATGTCTGGTTTTTACCGCTGGAATAGATCATTGTCAAAAGGTTGCAGATGCTCTTGAAAAGTTCGGTCAAACAGTAGGACTGATTCACTCAGAATTATCGGATATGGAAAATCAGATAATTATTGATAACTTTAAAACCGGAAAAATAAAATATCTGGTAAATGTTAATATTTTAACGACTGGTTTCAATGTTAAAGATATAGATTGTATTGCAGTTTTGCGCTCCACCTGTTCACCTGGGTTATGGGTTCAGATGTGTGGACGGGGATCCAGATTGCACCCGAATAAAATCAATTGTTTAATTCTGGATTTTGGCGGGAATATAGAGAGACATGGACCGATTGACAAGATTGAAGTTAGAAAAAAAGCGGGTGGCGGATCTGAAGTCGGTACAGCTCCAATGAAGGCTTGTCCAGTGTGTGAGATGCTTATGCCTATATCTGTAATGGTTTGTATAGGTTGCGGATATCAATATCCGGTAAGTGACCGACATGAGGACACCGCTTCAGGTTTAAGTATTATGTCAAAATGGAAAAAGCCTGAAACTTTCGAAGTTAGTTATATCGATTATCAGGTACACGTTAAAGAGGGTAAGCCAAAATCTTTAAGGGTTAAGTATTATGTAAATGATTATCAGCACCATGATGAATATGTTTGCCCGATGCACGAAGGTTTTGCGGGTAAAAAAGCTAAACAGTGGCTTGATACCCGTATGCCGAATGAACGATTAGTCGGTATAGAATTAAGGTGTATAGAAGATATCATCCAGCATAAAGATAAAATAACGGAACCGTCAAGTATTATAGTCGATTTCAATGACAAGTTTCCACGGATAACAGGGTTTATATTTGAAAAAAAAGATAAAGAAGAGGTTGAAGATGCCACAGCAGTATGAAGGGAAAGCGGTTCCGGACTATCAAATATCTCCGGAGTTGATTTTGAAACTTAAAAATATTTATTACTATTTTGGTAAAGGAAATGTAATTGATTCTTTTGAAAATAAGCTGGAAAGATTATTTCTTGAATCGGGAGAATATCGGGACTCAATAACTATGAACTTAAACCCGAAAGTTAAG